TTATGCGCCCGAAAGCTGCTGCACGAGCGGCTTTGGGCACAGCGCCGCCCGCGTTATCACGAGGCTGAGCAGCGCCAGCAGCGGCAGCATTTCCAGCAGCGCCGCTGCTGACTCCTGCGGCACATAGAATCCCGACCCAATCGCGCGGAAAAATAGCGGCAGCAGCCCCCACGCAAGCAACACGCCCGCGAACGCGCACATCAGCGTACCGCAAAAGAAAATCACCCTGCTGATGCACATCCCGCAGAACAGGCGCAGCATTGCCCATTCGCGCGCCGTCCGGCTGGCGAAGCACTGCGCCGTGTTCGTCGTCTGCAAGGTGACGTACAGGAAAATCAGGAGGGCGAAAATGGTGTACAATCGCAGATTCGCCCGCTGTTTGTCCAGCGCGGCGCGGTTCGCTTCGTCCGGGTACACGCAGCGAATCATCCCCGTCGGAATCTCCGGCACGTTGCCGAAAATCACGCGTCCGTTCAGCTGATTTTCCACGTCGCGCCGCACATCTTCGCGGATTTTCCCGTCCGACACCCGCAAAGCGCACTGCATCGACGGCACGCCCTGCGGGATTTCGCTGTCCTTGCGCCGGATGAGCGCCTGCTGCTCCATGTCCAGCAAGCCGCGCCGCACGGTCACGCGGTACGCCTGCCCGCCGATGGTCAGCGTGTCCCCCTCCTGCACCGCAAACACGGACAAGTACGCCTCATCCAGCGCCACCGCGTCCGCCACCAAGTCCTGCCCCGCCAGCGCCAAATACGCATCGTCCACATGCGACACCCGCAGCACGCGCGACTCCGTCGGACTCATCACCCACTCGTCTCGTGTGTAAAACTGCGATTTTGCTGCAATGCCGTCATCGTCCAGCGCATCAAATGCTGCGTCAAACGCTGAATCGCACCACGCATAGCGGATAATGCGCTCCGGCTGCACAAACTGCGCATCCACCATGCTCATTTCCCGCGAAAACAAATCCAGCATGACCAGCATCATCACGCTGCCGAATGCGACGCTCAGCATCAGCAGCAAGCCGTAATACCGCCACTTGCGGAACGTCCGCACCGTCTCCCCGAAAAGAAACTTTGCCCGTTCACTGCGCATCATGGGCATTCTCCTGAACGCGGTAGAGCGTGCCGCTGCTGGTGGACAGAAGCATCAGCTGCCCCTTGCACCGCGCCAGCGACAGGCTTTGCCCCTCATACAGCACGTTTTTCTCCTGATTCACCAGCATCAGCCCCGTCGAAACATACTGCCAAGCGCTATCAAAGCAGTCCAGCGAATAAAACGAGCTGTTGACGGCATACCAGCGCCCATCCCCCGGCACGGCGCTCGTCGCGACATACCCATACGGCAGCACCGCCTGACGGACGAGCGCCCCCGCATCCAGCCGCCACACCGTCCCCGCGCCCGTCTGGTAGCTGACGTTCTCTTCCCCGGCGTACACGAGGTCTTCCAGCAGGTACACGTTTTCCTGATTCCACGTGAAAATCCCGCGGACGTTCTTCATCAGCGGCTGCGCCGTGCCGTCCGCATTCAAGCGCCAGACCGTGTCCGCGTCCTTGTCATACGGAAAGAAGAGGCAGACCAGATAGTCCGCCCCGCAAGGCGCAACGCTCCTGACGAACGCCCGCTGTTCCGCGTTCACAGGCAGCGAGCGGGTGAAAACGGACGCGCCGTCAGGCGTGAAGGCTTGCAGGCGCAGATTCCCCTGCTCTGCGACAATGAGGTACTGCCCGTCCCACGCCATTGCCGCCGGCTGATACAGCTGTCCCGGCTGACTGCCTACACTGCCGATGAAGCCAAGAAATTCGCCGTCCGCATCCAGCTTCAAAATCTGATTCTGCTCCCGGCACAGCACATAGAGATGCTCACCGTCCGAGCAGATAGATTCTGCGCGGTACTTGCCCAGCTCCGTCACGGCTTTCAGCGTCCATTCTGGATTTTCCAGCACACGGCGGTTGAAAAATTCCAGCGGGCTGCCATCCGCATTCTGTGATGAGGATGCGCAGGACGTGCAGAGGAGCAGCATCAGCAGACAGAGCAGCAAAAACTTCCGATTCTCCTTGCGGCGCATCAAAATACGCCTCCTTTCGTTATCTACTCAGTAAATGCGAAAAGAGGCGCAGCGTTACAGCCGTATTCGATTATTTCCAGATAATTTTCAGCCCCTGCGCAACCGCGTAGGCGATTGCGTAGTCGCACGCCTCCACCACGAAGTATTGGTCGCCATACGACCAGACCAAATCCACCGACCCACTTGCCTGATACAGCACCGTCGCCACCGTATTGTGCAGGGAAACGTGGTCAATCTCCGCGCCCTTCGAGTTCAGGTTGATGCCCGCGCCTTTGCCGCCGATGTGGATTTCCATCCGCTCGCCCTGTTCATTTCGATATTCCAGAAAGCCGAAGTTTTCATCCGACACATACTGCGCCAGCGTGTACCCGTCCGGGATGTACGACGGAAAGTAGTTCGTTTTCCAATCCTCCGGCATCGTCGCTTCCGTCTCCGTCGGCTGATAGCGGATGTCCATGTAGGAGTCGTTCACCTGCATCACCAAGTCCAGAAAGCGCACCTGAACCTTGCCCGTGCTGGCGACGACAATCGTCAGTGCCATATTCAGCACCAGCACCACCATCGCCGCCGTTTTCAGCACGCGCACCGTCTGCTTCCAGAACCGATCATGGCGCTGCTTTTTCGTCAGCTGACGGTCAATCATTTTCAGCATTCGCGGCATACTCTCCGCCGCCGCATCATCCGGCGTGTCTATGTCATCCTGCTCCCGCTGCATCAGGCGGTAGGCGGCGAGTTCCAGCGCGGCGGCTTCGTAATTTTCCTCCGGCGTCCGCATTTTCTCCTGCTTCACTCCGCATCCTCCCTCAACATGTCGTAGAGCCGCTTCCGCGCGCGATTCAGCCGCACGCGCACATGCCCCTCCTGAATCCCCAGCACCGCCGCAATCTCCCGCGCACTGCGCTGCTCGAAATACTTCATCCGAATCGCGACCTGATCCGCTTCGGGCAGCCGCTGCATGGCATCCACCAGCGCGTTCATCGTGCATTGCTGCAAAATCCGCGCATCCGGCGCTGCCTCATCATCCGCAATCTGCGGCAGAATCGTCTCGCCGTCGTCTGCTTCTTTCCGCGATTTCCGCCTGCGGTGCAGCGCATACGCCGCGTTCTTCACCGTGGAAATGATGTACCCCTCCAAAACGTTACGCTCCAGCGTCCTCAGCAGCGAAATTTTGCGAATCAGCGCCACACACGCTTCGCCAACCACGTCCTCCGCGTCCTGCTTGGAGTCCGTCATCGCCCGCGCCACGCGGAACATCCATGCGGCATGGTTGATGTACAGGTGCTTCATGAAGTCGCGGTCGCTTTCGTCGGAGATGGTCAGAATTGCTGCGGGGAATAGGAGCATGGCGGTGTTCTTCCTTTCGTATGGGGGATGATGGGGGTATTATAGCATATTCGAAAGGGCATGTCTATGCTGCGAAAAGCAGTGATTTCAGTAATGGGCAAAACAGACTATGCTGTCTGTTGAAAGCTGAATAAAACATGAGAGCAAAAGAATTTACCGAAAAGAGCAGTCGACGTTACATTGATTTCGCGAAGGGGACTATTCGTGTGTACCGTCAGTTTGTGCGCATTGCGTCCGGGCTTGACAAGGGCAAAATGATGTACACGCCGCTAAAGAACGGCAAAGAGCGCACCATCACCCTGACTATAACCGCCTTGAACGTTCTTCGCGAAGCCAAGCGCAAGCAGAACGAGATGCATCTGCGCGCCGGAAGCAGCTGGCACAACGAGTACAATATGATTTTCACCCGCTCGAACGGTATGTTTGTCCGCTTCAAGACGCTGTACGTCCATTTCAAGGCGATTGTGAAACAGATGGGACGCCCGGAAATTCGCTTCCATGATGTGCGTCATACTTACGCCACACTTTCCCTGCAAAGCCATGTTGACCCTAAGACGCTTTCCGAAGCATTGGGGCACGCAACCGTCGCTTTCACGTTAGACGTGTACGGTCATAGCAATGCCGACATGCGTCAGCAAGCCGCAGACCAGCTGGAACGGCTCATCTGCCAGTATTAAAAAACAGCTGTCAAGAGGCAAGGCTGCTCTCCCCTCCCGACAGCTGTCTAAAACGCAACAATGGTACGTTTGATGGTACTTATGGGCAAAAAGAAAGCCGAAATCCTTGCATCTCAAGGATTTCGGCTCGTGGAGCATTCCTCCCCGCAGTCGAACATTTTTACATCATTGCCGGTCATCTATTTGGAATGGTTGCCACGATAGACCAAGCGAAAAAAGCAAATTTCTGCTCGCAATTGCAAAAGCAATGAGGAGAACAAATCAAATCATAACCAAAAGCATTTTTTGCTATATACCAGAATTGCTATGGCGCAAAAGCATGTTGCAGTGTATAATATCAGTTGCTGCCCCTACACATTGAAGAAAGAAGGAATCACCATGATTTGCCCGAAGTGCAAAAGCGCCAACGTGTCCGTACAGGTCATTAACCAGACGAAGCTGAAAACGAAGCACCACAACATCTTCTGGTGGCTTTTCATTGGCTGGTGGTGGGTGCCGGTGAAGTGGGTGTTCTTGTTCCTGCCCGCGCTTATTGTCAAGATTTTTGCACCGAAGCGCTACAAGACGAAGAACGTCGCCGTCACGATGTGTACCTGCCAGCAATGCGCGTACACTTGGAAGGCGTAAGAAAAAGCCGGGACTGCAAGGGGAAATTCTCCTTCGCAATCCCGGCTTTTCTTATGTCGGCCTGATTCTTCTGCCTATTGGCAATGCTCAATTTTCTCTGCCGCAGGATGGGCGGTTAGCAATCTCGAAAAGTCCGTATCAAGCCGCAGCGCTTCGATTTTGCTGTCCAGAATGTCAAGGAAGGTGACACCTTGCGTAATCAATTCAAATTCGCGAATGGAAAAATCCACGAGGACAAACCGTTTTTCTACATCTTCCCTGCTCAGATAGAACTTGCGAATCAACCCTTGTGCATCATTCCATCCTTTCCCTGTAACGCCATGATAAGAGAACAGGATGCCCAGACGATATGCAGTTGTCTGCATTAAGCAGGCAAACTTTCCGACGTAAGTAACGCCGACCTTCTTGCCATAGTTTTTGCATTCACCCAAAAACGAGGGATAATTGAGAATCAAGTTTCGGCTTTGTAGATATTTCCCCATAGATGTCGCTTCGCACACAATGTCAATTTCATTTGTGCCTGTCCGAACGTTTTGTTTGACTTCAAACAAGTTTCCGGAGTATTTAAGAAGCATCCGAACCAACATTTCCAATGCTTCACCTTTTTCCTTTGCAGTTGCGTTGCCGCCATTAAGCCCTTTTACGCAATCAAGCTGCTTGGAATACTCCGCTATTTGTTCTTCTGTCATTCGGCAAACGTTCTCGTTGCGCAGTTTGGAATCATCAACACTATCCAGTACACGAACAGCAGTATACAAATCCATGTTATCTGACATCGTGAATCACCTGAAAAATAATTCGGCTATTTTCTATCGCAGAAAATTCCGTTTCACAGCGTTCACAGATAATGCGGTCAGGAATTTGATTAAAGACTTCCACTTTCAGCGCTGAATAGCCGCAGCAAGGGCACACCATTTCATAATAAGACTTCAAGAAGCCCTCTTTCTCCATGTCGTGCATAATCCGATAACTGGTGCCAAGCGGACATCTAAATTTCTGGACTAACACAGCCGGATAGAGCCATTGTCCTTTCTTATAGTGCAGAAAAAAATCTTCTATGGAAGTACGCAAGGTCTTGTCGTCTACATAATTAGCAATCACGCGGTCTATTGGCGCTAATGTGTTCAATGACACGATCCATCCTCTCCCTTCCAATTAGAACAGCGTTATAGTAATGCTGGATTAGACCAAACCCGTTGTTACCATAGTTGAAAGTGAATTTGGCTCGCACGGATCTTGTCTTGATTTCGTTCGGCCATAACAGTTCAATCCACGGGAATTCGGACATTTCACTTTTTTCATAGACGAACTGATTCAAAGCATCCTCCAATGCAGGCACTTTTTCGAGGTCTGCATGATACTCCTGAATCAGCGATTTCAATTCCCCGATAAACGGCAGAACCCACTCTTCATTATCGCCGACTTCTAAGACGGCGCGGCCGCCCGAAGCCATATTCATGTATTCTGCTATCAGTTTTACCTCATCGTTGGCAGTCTCTTTCATGAAGTTCATTTCAAGAGGCACCAATTCTACTGCCAATTTTTCTTTGAGATACGCCCGTATCTTCTGAACAAGTTTTGAATAAAATCCTTGCTGTGTCTGGAAATACTGCTTTAACACATCAAAGCGCATTTCAATCAGCTGATGTTTCTGATGAAGCACCACAAGCACCGGGTATTTCAAAAGCATCTCTTCTCCGCTTTGCGGGTGAACAGCTGAAAAAACGAAGCAGAACTTCAGCATAACCTGTTCTTCCAGCTCACGGCGCACCGGAAGCGGTTCAGGTGCGTCATAGCCGACAATTCGTTCGCTTTCGTTTTGCTCGGCTTCCAGCGTTGGAATACCTTCCACCGCATGTTTAACCGTTTCAAAGTCATCCGCTGTGAAAACGGCTGAATAGCGATAATCTTTTTCGTATTCCCAATCTTCAAAGAGGCAGATTGCTTTTTCACTTTCAGTTAAACATCTTGCAATCTGCTCTTCTAACTTCAAGTCAGTCACATTAACGGCCGGACGCGCGTCAAACATGTCAACTTGCTGCACACCGTCGCAAGAAATCTTGTTCTTGGAAAACATTTCCCCAATGTGCTCTTTCAGCTTTGAATTATACAGCTGAACCGTTCCAACAAGACATTGCTTATAGTTGCTTAACTGCATAGACAACTCGCCTCCTTCTTTATCATCCCACCTGCATTATAGCATTATCCAGAGTGACTGTCCAGCATAAACGGAAATTGCAACGCAATTTTAATATTACGCTGTAATTCCTAAACAAATGTGAAACACCCGTGCTAAAACCACATCAGAAAAAGAGCCGGGACAGCCGCAGAGGATTCCTCCCTCCGCCGCCATCCCGGCTTTCCTTATGTCTCCTGATGCTCGTGCAGCGCTTCCCGAATCTCGTCAATCCGGCTGAACGCGGTCTGCACGTTGTTCTCCAACTGGAACATCCGCTCGACGACGGAGTTGTGCTTCTCCACCTTGCGCTCCAGCTGCTCCAAGCGGTAGGACAGCAGGGCGGTCGTCTTGCTGTTGGCGAAGTAGCTGCCTGCCAGCGTGCCCAGCAGGGAAATCACGGCGACGATGATGGTGTCAAGGTTCATGCGTGTGCCTCCTGCTTTTATGCTGCGGCGAAAATGTCATTCAGTTCACTGACGGTATTAGCGTCAATGCACTTGTTGTAAATTCTGATGTCCATAATCGTCCCGCTTACCATGCCCCAGCCGCTTCCCCAACCGCCGACATACAGCAATTTGTCGCCCGTTTCTGCCTGCGGATAGGTCAGCTTATTGCCGTAAATCTTGTTATTATCAAGGTAGAAGGTGTAGTCGTCGCCGTTTTTCGTCACGATAAACGTATGATAGCCGCTATCATACACGGTCAGACCCATCTGTTCGATGTTGATGCCGAAACCGCCAGCGTTACACATAACATTGCACTCCGGAAACTGCTTGCTGCTATTAAGCGTAGCGACTTTCAGTTGCGTCTTGCTGCTTGTCACTTCACAGAACATCAGCGTTCCCCACTGCGAAGCGTCAGTGGCTGTCAATCCGTCGGCATATTTCACTGCGATTGTCCATGCGTCCGCGCCTTCAGCAAACGGCTTGAAGCCGGTATTGATTGCTTTGCTTCCATTTGTGAGGACTTTTGGCGCTTTCAGCTTATAAGCCAGTTCGCCAATGCTGTCGCTTTCAACGGTCGGGGGAGTATCCGTCCCGCCGCTTTCCTCGGATGCGTTCAGCAGACGCGGCGCGACATACTCCCAGACAATCTTGCCGATTGCCATGTAACCGTAGAAGCTGTAATGGCAGCCGTCGCCGCTATCCAACGTCTTGGGAACACCTTTTACCAGTGTCCCGTCCCAGACGTTTGTTTCACCGTATAGCAGTCCTCTATCGTTCAGCTGGGGGAGCAAGTCAATCAGATGCCCCTTAAACGTTTCCTTCAGCTCCTGCACTTCCGCCGCTTCGTCAGTAGCATAGCCTTTGCGTTCCCTCGCATAGATAATCAGATAATCCGCCGGGGCAACGTAATCGACGCATTTCTGCAATTGCGCAACGTAGTCGCTGAAATCAAGATTTTTGCCTTCTGCATCCGAACCGTAGCCGCCGTTTGCGCCCATCCAGAAGATGTGCAGCCCGTTTCCTTTGTAATGTTTCGCACCATAGGTAATGAGCTTCGTTCCTGCGGATACGACCACCGGCAGACCATTGTCGAGCCGCCTGAGCCGGATACTCAGCCCATCAGATGTGTCCTTTGCATAATCACGGAAAAGGACGCACGGCACATCGTTTACATAGCAAGGGTTGATTCCGCAGTCGCCGTATTTGAGCAGTTTTCCGATTCTGCCGCTTTCGAGCGTCATCCCGTCCGTTGTGTTCCCAACAACGACGCTTTCGCTCGAACTGCCCGGAATGGTACACGCTGGAAGGACGATTGCGTCCGCACCCATACGCGCCATGATTGTCGGCACGTTGTCAGACAAGATGCCGAGGTTGACGGCGTTGCATCGCTCAGCCAGCACTTGCGGATAGCTGATGAGATGCCAGCCGTTGGCGTTGCCGCCGACGCCTTGGGTCAGACTGTCGCCCCAGCAATAGACCGTCTTTTGCTTTCCGCCTGTCTGCGGTTTGACCTCGCCGATGCGCTGGTTCATAGCTTCCAGCGCGTCATGAATCGCCCCTCTGATGTCCTTGCCATATACGCCCGACGCAATGGTGTCCAGCAGCGTCTGGAAGTCCTTCGTGCTTTCGCTCATGCTTTCGCCTCCTGCGGCTGATTCACCGCCTTTTGCAGCACCTGAATGCACGCCAGCAGCGCGTTCAGGTTGCCCGCGCCGCGCGTTTCCACCGTGGACAGCGCGTCAATGACGGCTTGCACGGTTTGCTTGCTGATGGTGATGGTTTCCATAGGCTTCCCCCTCCTTATTCCGACGTGCCCGCGCCAAGATAGCTGATTTCCTTCGTGCTGTAATGACCGCCCGCGAAGACCTGCACGTTCGTCAGCACGTTGATGGTGTTTTCACCGCCCTCCGGCGTTGCGTAGGTGATGGTCTGCGACGTTTTGGAGACGCGCAGGGCGTCGCTGATGCCCGTCACGACCGTTTGCTTCTGCCAGCCGACGGTGCTCTTACCGAGGATGAGCACGTTGGCGGTCACTGCGTCCAGCGAAGCGATGCCTGCACTCAAAGTGCCGGTGCTCAGTATGCCAACGTCCACCGTCAGACCTTTCAGCCACGAAACATCCGCCTTCATGGCGGACAGCTCCGTCGCCGTCACATACCCCTCCAAATCAATGCAGTTCGCGCTGATTTTGACCGCGCCCGCCGTCTGGTTGATGGTGGAGACAAGGTCGTCTTTGCTGACTTTCGAGGTCAGTTCCCCGGTAACGCTGTTCAATGTGAGCTGCACGGTGTTGATGGCTTTCGTGTTGTCGTCCACCTTCGTCGTGTAGACATCAATCACCCCGTCAAACAGCAGCAGGTGCGTGTTCTGGTCGCTGACAATCTGCCGCAGGTACTCCACCGACGTGTCTACGACCTCCACCGCTTTGCTCGTCGCGGCGGTCGTGCTGGCCATGCCCGTCTCCGGCGTGCCGAATGTGTACTCGGACTGGTCAGGGTTCACGAGGTCGAGCGAAATTGCCGTGCAGGTGTATTCCGCGTCAATGCCGTGGGGAGGGGAGATGACGCGCACCTTGTCACCGACGTGGAACGATTCCGCATTCACGTCCAGCAGGTGCAAATCCACCGCACTGATGGTGATGGTAATCGTCTCTTTCAGGCGCTTATGCAGGTTCTCTTTCGCCATTTCCAGCAGTTTTGTTGCATCCTTCGTGTCGAACTCCGTCACGCCCCAGATGCGCCCGTAGAGGGCAATTCCGGCGGCGTCCTCGATGTAGTCCTTGCCGCCATTGACGCTCGCGATGGTGATTTTGCTGTCGCTCTGCCCGGCGTAGGGAATCAGGCACGTCACGACCTCCGACGCGGAGACGTACTCGGACAAGTCCAGCAGATTCTCCCCGAAGCGGATGACTTGCCCGCAGGATGTGCCGCTTTCCTTCGTCCAGTCCAGATAGCGTGCGCCGTCTTCGTGGCGGATGCGCAGGAAGCCGCCGTGGATGTCAATCAGGTTGTCGCTGATTTCGTCCCAGGTGTTGCCGTAGCCCGTGTTCTCCACGCTGGAAAGCGTCTCGATGTCCACGTTGCCGATTTGGAACTGCTGCGCCTCGCTGACGGCCTCGTTGTGCCGCGTCAGGTACAGGCGGAACAGCCCCGCCGCCGTGCCGTCGTAATCCGCCAATTTGTACGGATGCAGAACGCTGTCCACCAAGTAGGTGAGTTCGCCCTCGCAGGTGACGGTCTTCTGGTGGTAGAAGTCGGTTTCCGTTTCCAGCACACGCCCGCGCCAGATGATTTCGTCATCCTGCCGGACGTCAATCCGCGTCCGCATTTTGTGCAGCGCGCTGTACATCGGGTGCTCCGGCAGCAGCACGAGCGTGAGCGTTCCGGCGGCGTTGCACTGCGTTTCCAGCACGGGGGAGAGGACGGAAAGTTCCTCGTCCCCCGGCGAATAGAGCAATGCGTCGTCCGCATAGATGGTGTACATTTACAGCCGCCCTCCTCGGTAGTCGATGGATACCGTGCCATTCCCGGTGAAAGTCAGCACGTTGTCGCCCTCGGTGATGCAAATGCCGCTGATGCGGTTGCTGCCCGCTGTCAGCGCGTATTCCTTGCCGCCGAACGTCGCCGTCATCGCGCTGCTGACCGTGATGGTCGGGATGCACGGCCGCCTTGTGCCGGGAATCGTCAGCGTCAGCGTGCCATCCACCGGCAGCGCCTTGTAATCGCGGATGATGCCCGTCTCGAAGTTGAAGGTGTCCCACAGCCAGTCATCCAGCGAACCCGTGATTTCCAGCTTGTACGGGTCGCAGACGGCTTTCAGGCTGATGGCGGCGGTCTTGCGGTCGCTCTCCAGCGCGTTCACGGTCACACGCCCGGTGTAGGAGTAGCCGGGGTCTTCATCGAGGATGATTTGCATCCGCTGCCCGTGCAGGGTGTCCAGTATTTCGGAATACAGCGCATCCCAGCGGTTCCGCGCGTCAATGACGATGAACTCCGCCGAGAAATCCCGCGTCTGATAGCCCACGCGCCCGGTCAGCGCTTCGGACAGGTCAAGCGCGCCGTCCAGCCCCGGCACATCCACATAGTTTGTGCGCACCTTCGGCGGCGCGATGGTCGGGCGCGTTTTCGGCAGCAAGCCCCAATCGCGGTAGGTGTGCTTGCCGCCCAGCGTTACCCCGTAAATCATGCGTTCCGCCCCTTTCGCAGCGCCATCCGCCCCAGGCGCTTGTCCATCTTGCCCGCCGTTGCGCCGACAAGAACGCCCGTGTCCAATACAATCTGCTGATTCATGCCGCCAAAGCCGGTTTGAATCGCCGTGAGCAGCTGGTCGAGCTTGTGTTCCATGCTCTTGCCGACGACGTCATTGACCGCGCTCCTGACGTAGCTTTGCAGGACACCGATGGGCGCAACGGCTTCTGCCCCGGCTTCACCGACGAGGTGATAGCCGCTGTGCGTGTCAAAGAGGGTGGGTTTGGAGAAGACTGCGCCGGAAGCATGGGTAAAAAAGCTCTTGATTACCTCCCAACCCGCGTTACGCATTGCGCCGCGTCCTTCGGGCGTACTGATGACTTGCTGGTAGTGGCTGTCCGGGTTAAGTGGATTCGTTTCCGGGTTCGTCAGGATTTCAACGGTCTGCTGAACCGTTTTCCAACCGACGGTCAGGTTCAGCCCCTTTGTCGCCCTGTCCCATGCGTTCTTCACTTGCTTTGCGATGTTGAACGGGTTCAGCAAGTGCCACATAATCGAAAGCGCACCCCCGATTTTTGTCTTGACCTCTCCCCACCATTTGGTGACGGCTTCTTTCGCCGCCTCTTGGTCATCGCCAGTACCCAGCCCGAACACAATGGTCAGCAAGTTGCCGAACAGTGCCTTAACGTCTTCCCACCAGTTCTCGACGGCTTCTTTCGCCGAGGTGAATGCGTCGCCAATTGCCTTGAACGTGATTTCCAGCGCGCCACCAACGTCCGTAACAACTTTGCCCCACCATTCTTTGATGTCCGTGACAAGCTGATTCCACGCCGTCGGTATGTCAACGCCGAACACGCCGACGAAAATGCCGTCAATCAGCGGAAATGCGATATGCTCCCACGCCCAGCTGATGGCGCTGCCGATGCCCTTCATAATGTCCGGCAGATTCGTCACGATCGACCGCAAACCGCTGCCGATGGCCGTTCCCAGCCCCTTGAAGTCAATCTTGCCGATGAGGTTCTTGAACGTCTTCAGCAGCGACGGGAACAGCTTCTTGAGCGCGCCGCCGATTTGCTTGACGACGTTCGGCAGCACGTCGATGATGCTGCCCAGCAAGTCCGGCAGCACGTCCGCCAGCCCGGTAATGAGCGTCGTCGCCGCCTCCACCATGCCCGGCAGGATGGTGTTGATGATGCCCGGCAATTGCGGTCCCAGCGTGGAGACAAGCGTCTGCACCGCCTGCACGAGGCGCGGCGCCATCGTCTGCAAGCGCGGGACGATGTTCTTTTGCGCCGCCGTCAGGACGGTTTCGGACAGGTTGCTCACGAGCTGGTCAATATCCTGTTCGCCATCCGCCAAGCCGGAGAGCAGGTTCTTCCACGCCGCTTTTGCCGCGTTGACCGAGCCGGAGATGGTCTTTTCAGCTTCTGCCGCGGTCGTCCCGGCAATGCCCTGATTGTCCTGAATGACGTGGATGGCTTCGATGATGTCCGAGAAATTCTCGATTTTGTACTTCACGCCGGAGAGCTTTGACGCATCCGCCAAAAGCCGCTCCATTTCCTTCTGTGTGCCGCCGTAGCCGAGCTTCAAGTTGTCCAACATGGCGTAGTTCTGCTTGCTGAACCCCTTATACGCGTTCTGAATATCCTCCATGCTCGTGCCGAAGGTATTCGCGTTGTCCGCCATGTCGGTAATCGCCAAATCGGCATACGCGGCGGCGGCGACGGTGTCCTTGCCAAGCGACGAAATCAGGCTCGCAGAGAAGCTCGTCACCGTGTCCATGTACTCGTTGGCGGACAGACCCGCTGTGCGGTAGGCGTTGCGCGCGTATTCCATCACGAGGTTCTGCGCGTCGTCGCCGAAGAGCTTCTTCACGCCGCCTTCCAGCTGCTCATAGCTGGCGTAGGCGCTCATGGCGCTGCTAACGAGCTTGCCCATCGCGGTTGTTCCCGCCGCAACGCCCGCGCCGATGACTTTGCCCATTTGCAGCGCCGCTTCGCCCGCGACCTTGAAGCCTTTGCCCAGCACACTGCCGACCTTCTTGCCCGCCGCGCTGATTTTGGCAAGCTGCTTCTCTGCACCGCCGGTGTTCAGCGCAATCGTGCCGAACAGCTCAAAGATGCTGCTCATATCGTTCCACTCCTTTCTCCCGGCGGCACAAAGCCGTCGAGCAGATTCTTGCTGTGCTGGATGTCCTCCGGCGTGATGTCCGGCGCGTCAATCGGTGCAGACGTGCGGTATTCCTCCAGAAACTCGCCGAAGCCCTTGTCGAAGCACCGGTGCAGCCACACCTCCCACAGCAGCTTCTCCTCCGTCTCCTCGTTGTACATCCGAATGCACTGCCGGATGAAGTCGCACAGCCGCCCGCGGCGCAGCATCCCGTCCAGCAGGCGCATCGGGTCGCTGTACCGCCGGAAGAGCATATCGACGAGCTTTATTTCGTCTGCCCCAAGCGCTTCATCAGCCGCGTAAAAAAATCGCGGAAATCCTCGCTCGCCATCAGGTCGAACACGGCTTCGGCAAACACGCCCATATCCAGCGCAGCGATTTCCGCGGGCGTTTTGCCGCTCACATCCGCCAGCAGGGTGTAAATCTCGTTCTTGCAGTCCGGCAGGCGCGACAGCAACTTGTCTGCAATCGTCAGCGCGACGGTCACGCCGACAGTCTCGGCGCTCTCGTTGCCCTCGCGGACGCGCTGGATGGTCGTTTTCCCCGGCAGGGCGGCGCGCAAATCCTCCACGCCGATTTTGGAGAGGATGCGCATCATCGTGAACAGGTCGTCCGCGCGCAGACGGCGCAGGGTCAAGGCTTCGTTTTCCATCGTGATTCCTCCTTGTTTACGAAAAAGGGGAGAAAAGCGCGTGGCTCTTCTCCCCGGTCTGTGATTGTTCGCAGGGGTTTTGCGCCTGCGGGCGCGACCAAAGGGCTTTGCGGTCGCCCTTTGGAAACCTTCGCGTTCCCCCTAAATGCTGCTGGTCTGTATTGCTGCAATGGGTTATGCGGCTTGCTTACGCCGTCGCTTCGGCGGTCTTCGCTTCCGGCATCTGCGTCACCACGGCGGCGTTGGCTTCCGTCTGTGCCTGCGTGGTGTAGGTGCTGTTCGGGTAGTAGATGTGCCACGGCAGCGTCTCGCCGTCGCTGTCCAGTTCGGCGTAGCACTCGAACGTGTACGTCCCGACCGTGCCTTCCTTGCTCTTGTGGTCGCTCTCAAAGCCCGACGTACACAGCGCATTGTCCAGAATCGCGATGATGTTCCGCCCGTCCATCGTCTTGCCGACAAAGGCGATGTTATCCCAGTAATCGCCCGCAGCAATGTCCGCCTTGTCCTCGATGAGGTCAAAGCGCGTGTCGGTGGTCGCCGCCGCGCTTGTGCCCAGCGTCGCCGCTTTGAGGATGTCCTCGGTCAGCTCAATCAGGTTGATGTCCATCGCCGCCTTGCCGCCGGTCTTGACGTCCAACCCCTTCGTGTTCACATACACGCCGTCCACTTCGACCTTCGTGATTTCCGGCGTGATGCTGACTTTCGAGCCGCCCGACGTCGCGCCGATGAGCGATTCGGCAAAATTCCACTTGCCGTCCGTGTACTTCAAGCCCTTGTGAATCGTACCCGCGCCAAAAACGATGTTCTTCGGCGTGGTGCTGCTTGCGCCGCTTCTGCCTTCCTTCGCCATTATTCGTTCACTCTCCATTCTTTGATGTTCAGATTGATGCTGATGCGCCGTGTCGCGCCGTCGATGTCGGTCAGTGCCGTTACGCCCGCAAAGGCGATGGCGATGCCCGACCCGCTGGACGTCAGCCCTGTCCAGCCGTAATCCGGGAATCGCGCCTGAATCGCCCGCGCCGCCGTCATCAGCGCATCAAGCCCCGCACGGCTGTATCCCAGCAGGGTCATGGTGCTGTCCTCGCGCCCGTCCTCGGTGAAGCTCTCCGAATCCGCCCACTGTCCGACGAAATACGTCTCTGGCAGCGGATGCGCCCGGTACTGCCCCAGCGCGTAGGGCAGTTTCATGTCCTCCATGGCACCCCGGAGGATGGTCAGTGCTTCCTGCGTCATGTCATTTCCTCGCCCAGAATCTGCTCTGCCATGCGGACGATGGTGTTCTTCTTCGCCGCGAATGCCTTCTGCAAGGTCAGGTGCGCGTCCTCGCCGTTGGTGGCGACGGCGGGCAGTCCCTTGCTCCGGAGATATGCGACGGCTTCCTCCGCCTCCTGCTGGCTGTCGTACACGCGGGAGTTCTTTTCGCCGCGCGGCTGACCTTCGATGTACACCCACCAGCCCTTGCGCCCGTCGCCGTGGATGGCGTGACTGCCCGTGCCGAACTCGTTCCAGAACGATTCTTCCAGCGGACTGCCAATCTGCGCGGTCATGGCGTTTTCATCCACGGAATTGCCCCACGAGCCGCGAAGCTGTTGTTTCTTCGGCGACGTGGTGCGGATGGTCTGACTTGTCACCTCGTGCGCCGCCTCGATGAGGAAGCGTTTCGCCGCGTCCTTCATCTTCGCGCTGACCTCGATGCTGTAATCGCGAAATTCAATCGGCATGGGTGCTTCCTCCCGTGAATTTCAGGTAGATTTCGAGCTGTGAGCCGCTTTGCATCTCCATCGGGTTATCAATCAGCAGCACATCATAGCACTTCCCCCGGCAGACAAGGCGGCCGTTCTCCGCCGCAAGCTCCGCCGGAAGCTTGGTGTAATCCGCCACAAAGACGTGTGTGCTGTCCTGCACCTTGGCGTTGTAGACGGTATACTTGCTGTCGCCGCCGGTCAGGTCAAGCCAGCCGGTCAGCGTCTTCAAGTCCGCCCATGTGCGCACCTGTTCGCCGATGGCGTTCGTCTCCGTTTCGCTGATTTGCAGCGTCGCGGTTACGTTGCCGCCGATGCCCTTCATGTCGCCGTCACCCCCTGCCCGAAGCGCGCCTTGATGTACGGCGTGAGGAAGCCCATCAGCGCGCGCGGGAAGCCCATGACGGCGTTTTCGCCCGTCAGGTCGAAGTAGGTGACAGCGTGGCGGGAAATCGTCTCCGATGCCACGCCGACCTTATCGCGGTTCTCCATCTCCCATTTCAGCAGGTTGATGACGCCCATCTTCACGTCGTCGGGATAGCGGACGAGCGTCGCGGTTACGTCGATTTCGTCCTTCAAGCCGCGCTCTGCGACCGTAAAGGCGAGGTCATCCGCGCTTTCGACCGTGTACAGCCCATTATTGAGCAGGGAGAAGCTGACTTCCACCGTGTCGCCCGTCGAGAAGGGGACGAGCGCATCCCCAAGGAAAGTGCGCCCGACAATGTCCCCCGTCCAGCGGCAGGCGCGGAGCTGGAAGTTGTTGTTCGTGTACGCGCGAATCAGCAGCTCAAAGCCGCGCAGTTTCGCCGCCAGCAGTGCGTCATCCGCATCCGTTTCCAGATGCGTCCGCAGTTCATCCATCGTCATCAGCACGGCGTTCACCTCCCTTCTTGCGCGGATTATTTCTTGAATTTCGCCAGCACGACCTTCGCGCTGTTGGTCAGCGCAACGCCGTAGTATTTCGCCGCCGTCACGTCGGTCTGCTGCTTCTTCGGCAGCCACTCCGCGTCCACCTGAATGTCCTTCTTCAGGAAGATGGTCACGGCAGGAAGCTCCGATTCGGTGCACTCCGTGTCCGGGGAATCGGGTTCGAGTTTGATAATCGGGCAGACGTAATACTGCGACGCCGCCGCGACCGCCTTCACCTTGTCGCCCGCCGCCAGCTCCACCGACGGGTCAACCTTCGCCTGATATTCGGCAAGGTTCGCCGCGTCGATGGTCACATCGCCGGATTCGTTCTTCTCGTGGGTCACAAGGCGCACCTTCTTCGACTTTTTCACCCACGCGCCCGCAATCTTGCCAATCGCGCCGTTCACCGCCACGCCTGCCGTGAACTTGTCGGCAGAAAGGAAGTCGCTGTCCTTGAGCAGCGTCGCCTCCTGCGCCGGGTGGATGAAAATCACCTTGTCGATGCCGTCCTCTTCGTCCTCGAACTTGGCAATTGCGTCCACCAGTCCGCCATAGGCAATCGCCGCGAGGGTGGAAGCCGCGTAGACGTTCTTGCCCGTGTACACCGCATCCAGAACGTCGTTGTCCACCTTGCCCGCAATCGCCTTTGCAAGCTGGGTTTCCGCCTGCGCAATCGGGTTGCCAAGGCCGCTGTTGACGGCTTCCTGCGTGATGCCGACCGCCTTCATCGCCTTCTTAATCGTGAAGGTAGTCGAGGAAGCCGTCAGGGTGCTGAGACCCACCTCCGCGCCTTCTGCCACGTTCTCCGCATCGCCGATGTAGTTCCAGCTCGGCACGGTTTTCGTGTCGCCGGGGACGCCCACCAGCGTCGTGTCCACCTTCGCATAGGGGGTCAGCTTCAGCTGCGCGTCAATCTTCGCGCCAATCATCGCGCCCATTACTTCGGGGTTAATCAGGTTGTTCAGCTTGGTAACTGCCATTTATTTTTTCCTCCTCATTATCATTTTCGTGACCTCACGAAAATGGTCTGCGCCATTTTGTTAATGTCAACAAAATGGTGTCATTTCTCCGCCGCCATCGCTGCGCGGAAGGCTTCCGGGTTCTCCTCGAAAATCTTCTGCCGCTCTGCGTATGGTTTCTTGAGAATCTCGCTCCGGCTGAGCGGCGCGTGTCCCTCCTGATCCGGCAGACGGTTCTCGATGATGTTCTTCTTGCCGCTGGCTTCAAACTGGTTCGGGTACTTTTTCTTCAAACTGGCAAGGGTGTTCTCCCATCCGTCGATGTTTCCCTTGTCGTCCAGCGTCAGGGCGTCCCCTTTCTGCTGGAGTACCCACGTCATGTAGTCGATGTCGCTTGCGCCACCGCGCATGAGGGCAATGTGGATAGCAGCATCCATGCGGCTCTTTTGCAGGGCCGCCTGCGCCGCTTCAAGCTGCCTGTGCATCTCGTCCATCTTCTCTTGGCTGCCGCTGTGTTCTGCCTTGTCGGCTTCGAGGGCGGCAATCTTCTGCTGCGCCGCTTCGAGCTGCTGGCGAACGCTTTCGTGTTCTCCTTTGAGCTTTCCGAGGCGAATATCCGCGTTCTCCTCGCCGGTGGTGAAGAGCTTGGCGGTTTTCATGTCGTTCTGGATGGCGCGAATGGTGTCCTCCGCAACGCCGTTCTGTTTGAGAATCTCTGCAAGCGTCATGTGTTTCTCCTTCCACCGCCCTACGCTTATTTACGGGGTCGCATCCCGTGGGCAGTCGGTGTTTTACGCCGCCTCCGGCGAGAGAATGATGTTGTATACCAGAATTGCAAAGGTGCACCCGCTCTTGCGTCAGGTGCGCCTGATCGCCGTTATTGGAGCAGTGCCGCCCACGTCTTCGCGCCGACGATGCCATCCGCGGTCAAACTGTGCGCGGTCTGGAATGCCTTGACGGCGGCGGTGGTGTTCTTGCCGACGATGCCGTCCACCTTGCCGCAGTCGAATCCCGCGTCAATCAGCAGGTATTGCAGAACTTTGACTTGCGTTCCTCTGCTGCCGTTCCTGAGGACGAGAAGGGGGCTTGCGCCGTCTCCGGCATCCGCCGGGTTCTCGGTCGGGGCGGGTGTGTCGGGCGTGTCAGCGGGCGAATCAGGCGTATCAGCGGCGTAAGACGTGCCGGTCAGCTCCGCCCACTCGTTCCAGCGGGTGATTTTGCTCTCGACCACGCCATAAGCCGTGCCTTTTGCCTCGATGACCTTGCCATCGCCGACGTACAACCCAACGTGGTGGCGGTCATTGCCTTTGACATGGAAGACGGCGCTGCCCGGTTTCAGTGTTTGCCCGTCCGTGCGCCTGCTGTTTTGCAGTTTGCCCTTGGCTTTGCTGTACTTATTCCACATGGTGTTGCTGCCGTGGTACATATACCCGCCAAGCTGCTTATATGCCCACCAAAACAGCCCGGAGCAGTCCGCAACACGCCGCCCGACCCACTGCTGCCCGTAGCGTATCATCTGCGCGCGGGTGGCGCTGTCCTGCGCACGCTGCGTGTGAACCTGCCCCGTGCCGCCCCAGATGTACCCCCATTTTTCCGCCAGCGCGCGGCGGAAGAGGGCGACCACCTCCGCCGCGCTGACCGTTTTTGATGCCATCGTCAATCACCACCGGGGTCAATTTCCGCTTTGCCGAGCTGTTTATACACCTGATTCACGCCCGTCGAGGCGAGCCCCGACACGATGCCGACCGCGAGCGCATTCAGCACGTCCTTCGCCGGGAAATCCGGGATGACGTACATGCCCACGATGCCCAGCACGCCGCCCGCCGCGCCCACGATGACCGGAATCAGCTCGTCCTTGATAGCGCTGATGGTCTTGCAGAGCTGCCCGATCAGGTAGGTGATGACGACAATCGCCAGCACCGTGCCCATGGTAGAGATGTCCATGATACCACTCCTTTTTGGAATTATTGTATGAAAAAACAGCCTGCACGAGGTGTGCGGCTGCTTTTCGCGGATTAAGTTGATTGCAAGTTGATGGTAAGTTGCAATTTTTAGTTTCAAACAAGGTTCAAAGATGGTTCAAAGCCGGTTACCGGATATGCCCACCATTGCGTTCCACCATGATGTCGCTGAGAAACTCCCGATTCACGGTGATGTTCGGCAGCTCATTCGCCTTCATGGTAATGACCACCTGCAAGTTCGTCGGGCAGGCATAATCCCCGTAGATGCTTTCTGCCTTTTCGGTGATGGTCTGCCCGCAGTCCTTGATTTGCTGGATTCGCTTCTCTCTGGTCATGTTCATGTTTACGCACTCCTTTCAACGTATCAAAAAAGCACCTTGCGGGGGGGCAGGGTGCTTAATATTCTTCCACGATTTCAAAGTCCTCCGGAGAGTACAGGAACGTTTCGCCGCTGTCATCCGTCACGCGGAAAAGTCCCGTCACCGAATGGTATGCGCTATATACCTTGCCGTTTTTCAGATAGATGTGGTCTGTGTCATTTACGCAGCGTACCTTCATTTCCGGCTTTTCAGGAAGTGGTGCGGCAGCTTCTTCAAGCTGACGGAGAATCATCACGTCATCTTCTTTCAGCAGCTTGTCCAGATCTTCGCGTGACATAGCGGCATACTTTGCGCGTTCTTCGTAGTCAATGTTGTCATTTTCGCGGTAAACTACTCGTTTTGCCACGTTACTTCACCTCCCTGAAAGAAAAATCGTACAACTCCGACAGATATTCCAGTGCCTTACGCTGTGCATCACCTTCATTGTAACCTGTTTTTTTGAAGCTGTCAACACGCTTGTTATAAATTGCATCAATGATTTTCGTTTTGGGTGCGCTGTACTTGTAAATCGTCCCATCATGACACAGCACATAGCCCGCCGAATACCCATTTTGCAATGCAGCGTTGATGTCTGCCGCGCTCGGCGGCATACTGCCGGGGTGGTTGTGGAACGCTACCACTTGCTCGCCTTTCTCCTTCGCCTTTTTAATGGCGTTGAAGATTTCCTCCGTGTACTCCGGCGTTCCCGGCTTGCTGCCTGTGACGGACTTCACCCACGTCTGCCTATCGCGGTTATACAGGTACAAGTCCTCGCCGTTCTGCCCGGAACGATGCTGCAGCAGTTCCTTGGCGGCTTTCAGAAACTCGCGCCGCTCTTGCGGGCTGTTCGCCATCAGGTCGAATTTGTCCGCGTATTCTCGGCTTTCAAGTACCTTGGAATCCACCGCGAACGCGCGGCTTTTCGTAATTCGTTCCTGATTGTAGAATACTTTTTCACTTTCCTCGGCGGCTTTCAGATACTTCTCCTCAAACTCCCTGAACCCCTCCGCCTTGTCCAGCCCGAAGAACTTCGCCCTGTCCTTCATGGTCTGCAACTCGTCCGCATCCAGCGCCCACTTCGCCCTTGTCAGCGCCACGCACCGGCAGTTGCAGTCCTCTTCCGGTCGCCCGAATGCGCCGGGGTATTCCGCTTTCTTGCCGTCTATCTCGAACGGCTCGCCGACTTCGCGAATCTGCCCGTCAAGGATGCGGTGATCCGTGCGCGTGTTGCCGTCCAGCACTGCATCCCACTGCTTGACGACTTGGCAGCCTTGACCCTTGGCGGCGTTGCGCGCGTCATCGGCGGATTGCTGCTGAATGCGGTGTCCTTCGGTGCGGACGATGGTCTTCGCGCGTTTGAGCGGAATGCCGGACGAAATCTGCACTTGCCGGGCAATCAGGTTGTAGTCGCTGCCGATGGAGATGCCGATGGAAATCTCCCGGCGGATGGTCTTCTTCAGCTTCTGCATATCCACGCCGAGTTCACCGTACAGCCGCCCGCTGAGCTTGCTGTCCGTGCGGACGGCGCGGGTGACGGCACGCTGGTCAATGGGGGCGAGAATCGGCATTCCCTGCTTGTGCAGGCTGTACATTGTGCCGACGTAGCCGTGCTGATAGCTGCGCGTCAGGTATTCTTCGATGGTCTGATTGCTTTTCTTGTGCAGTTCGTCCAGCGCGGCGTTGATTTGGGTTTTCATCGCCTCCTGATAGCGCTTCTGGTAGATTTTCGATTGCGTCATTTCGTCGCTTTCGAGGATGCGAATGTGGTTGTCGATGCGCCGGAGCGCCCGCTGGTACGCCTTTTCCAGTGCCTTGATGGTCTCCTGTTCATCATCGAGCATGGCTTGCAGGGCTTCCTTCTCGCTCTTGCGCATTCACATCACCCCGCTTCATCCTCTTCCGCCGGAATGTCATCCAGCACCACGTCCGCCACGCCGTCGTCTGATTTCGTCCGCCCGCGAATCGTCTTGTAGTCCAGTTCCAGCACGTCGCAGATGTTTTCCAGCAGCGTTTCGTCATCCAGCACGTCCGCAAGCGTCATCAGCGTGTTCACCTGCGCCTGCTGCTTCTGCGCGTCCGTCAGCTCAATCTGCGCGTTGTCCAGCGCGTTCGCCATCACCTCGCGCTGGAAATCGAAATACACGTCCTGCATCTGGTAGTCCGTGCCGCCGGATTCGTTGATTTCCGCCAAAACGATTTTCAGCAGCTTGCGCATGAACTGCTTCAAGCGGATTTCCAGCTTGTTGCACTTGAGGTCAAGCAGCGCATAGCGGCTCTTGATGACGATGTTCGTCACGTTGCCGTCGCCGACCTGCGCGGCGTTGAAGCCCATGCCGAAGCGGTAGATGTTTTTCTCGTCCAGTTCCAGCTTCGTCTGGCGCGCCTGATAGGGAATGTCAATCGTGCGAATCTCCACGTCGCCGCCGGAATCCGGGATGCCGATGTGCTTTTTCGCCCGGATGTTCGTCATCAGCTCATCGAGATTGTCGCCCTCAAAGCCCTTGACGACGTAGAGGACTTCGTTCGCGTCCTGAATGTTGTTGGAAAGCCCGCAGGACATGAGGTCGTAGTCGTCAATCAGCCCCTTGATGGTTTTCAGCCCCGAAAACTGCTTTGACCCGTTGTCCAGGCGGAAGAAGGGGATGAAGCCGAAGCCGTCAAAGTAGGTGCTTTCGTCGCCGGGCTTGCGCCAGATGGTGTGCGGGCGCGGGTTGATGGGCGCGGATTCATCCGGCACAATGTCACCCTCGTTCACCTGGCAGAAGAAGTGCGTCTGCTTTTTGTCCCACACCTGAATGCGCTTGATGGCTTTGTTGTCCTTGCCGATGCGGTCGATGTACCAGTAGATGACGTACTCGCAGCCGTCGTCGGTGTCCTTTGCACGCACTTCCACCACGCCGAGGCCGTCCGCCGCCTGAAAGCGCGTGCGGCCGTCCGCATCCTTGTAGGCGTACATGTACTCAAAGCCCTTCGCCACCGCGCCCGTGATGACCTCGTAGAGTTCAGCGGTGAAATCCTCGTCGAAATAGTCCTCCAGCGCCTTTTGAAGCTCCGGAATGTCCGACCGTACGAACGCTTCCTGCCCGGACAGCATGTACTGCGCCTCTTGGTCTACCAGCTCGGTGAAGAACGGGTGGCTGATTTTGATGTTCGAGCGGGTTTTGTCCTCCTGCGCCTCGCCGTCGGCATTGATGAAGAACAGGCGGTAATTGCGGATGTCGTGGTCGCCCTCGTAGTAACGCTGACCCTGCCACGCAAGCCGCTTGCGGGTGGATGCGCTGTCGCTGTCGATGAATGTGCGGATTTCCGCAGGGGATAACATAGGGATACGCCTCCTTGGTGGTGAATTGAGGGTTCAAAAAAAGCACCGTGCGTGTGCAGGGTGCTTTTAGCGAATTTCTTCGATTGTCTTCTTCTGAGCGGAACGCTATCATTCCGCCGCTTTCCTGTGCCTGTAGGTTGCCGCCAGCCCCGACACGCCGCTTGCGCTGATGACGGTCGTCGGGGCATAGGTGGTCAGCGCCTTGTAGGCTACGACTTCGTCCGCAGAAATGTCGGTTTCCACCGATGTAGCAAGCGCAGCCCAAATAAAAACGTCATTCTCGTCCAAAAACTGCTTAAAGTCATCGAGGGTCGTCGTGCCTTTTTCGGCGAAAGCAAAGCCGACAAGGTTATTCCGATTGGCAATCGCCCCGCCGACCGTTTCAGAGCCAAGAGCGGTGGAAAAGTGCGTGCAGAGCACGTTCGATGTGCATGTGCCATTGAACCAAGCGAAGTAGCGGTCAACCTCGCGACCTGCCGTCTGCCAATTGAGCGACGATGTTACCTTGATTTTCCGGATACGCTGCACCCGCACGCCGCGCGCCAAATCCACCTCGTCGCAGACCCACTGCTGCCCGTTCTCGTCCGTGTAGTTCCCGCCGGATGTGACCGGGATGCCCGGCAGCGCATTCGGCGTTTGCAGCGTCAGCGTCTGCGAATTGTTCGCGCCGTCCGACACCGTGACCACCACCGTTTCGCCGTCACCCGCGCTGACAATCGGCACGGGCACAGTCGGGAGCGGCACGCCGTTCTGCGTGCTTTTGCCGTACACATGCAGTGCGCCAAACGGTTTCCCACCGATGCACTCCGTCAGCGTCAGCGGATTGCCGGAAAGCGTCGTGTCCTCGCCGCTGGTCACGCCCTCGTACAGCTTGCGGATGAACGTACCATAGAGCCGGTTGTCGCGCTCCACGCCCATCTTGGCGGCAATGTCATCCAGCACGTCGCCCAGCAGCCGCCCTTGTGTCTGGATGCCCAGCCCTGCCGCCAGCGCGTCCAGCTTGCCGTGGAAGCCGACCTTCTCGCACGGGATTGCGTACTGCGCAAGAATCGCCGTCAGTCTTTCTCCGTCTGTCATTCGCGTCATCCTCTCGTTAGTACGTCCATCTCTTGTTGATGATGTATTTTTCCAACCCATACCGCATGGCGTCCATCAGGTGGTTGAAGTCGTCAATGGGGCTATCGAGCATCTTGCCGAACTTGTCCTTGTCCCATGTGTAATTGCTGATTTCCGTCAGGAAGTTTATGCAGCGCGGGTGGATGATGATTTCGAGATTTTGAACCCACTGGATGCCGCTGCGGATGCTGTCCGCGCCTTTCGCCGCGCTGTGTACGCGCAAGCCCATGCCGCGCAGCTCAGCAATGGATTTCGGCTCTGCGCCGTCGGCGGTGATGTTCACTTTGCCGTAGCCCATCGCCGTCACGCGCTTGGCAATCATGTCGTTCGTCAGCCCCCGTTCGTACAGCTCGTCAAAGACGTACAGGCGGCGCGCCGGAATGTCCAGCAATCCGCAGAACAGCGCCGTCGGGTCGTTGGTGAAGCCGAAGTCCAAGCCGAACACGGATTCCAGCTTGCCCGTTCGGCTGATTTCCGCCGGGTCGAACGGGGATTCCCGCCAGTGCTCGTAAATGAGCCCCTCCACAATGCCCCAGTTCCCTAAGCCAGCCACGGCGTAGCGGCGCGGGTTCGTCGCCTTCATCCGCTCAAATAGGCGTAAATCCTGCTTATCCAGCCACTCGTTGCACTGGTAGTTCGTTGTGATGGCGAGGATGTCCGGGTCTTCTACGTCGAAAAAGCGCGCTTTCAGCCAGTGCTTCTGATTCCACGGGTTGAACGTCAGCGTGATTTGCTTGAACAGCGGCGGTGCGCATTCGCCGCGGATGGATTCATCCAGCGTGTTGAAGTCGCTCTCGTTCATGATTTCGTAGGCTTCTTCAATCCACACCCAGCACAGCACGCCGCTCTGCGCGGTGATGGAGGTCAATTTCAATGGATCATCCATGCCGCGAAAGTAGATTTTCTGTCCCGTCGGCTTGTAGGTGATTTCCAGCGGGCTTTCCTTCCAGCTCCAGAACGCCTCCACTTGCAGACGTTGAATCGCCCAGAGAAGCTGTGTGAAGCAGCTGTCGCGCAAGGTGCGGTACGTTTTGCGGATGACCAGCAGGTTCGCGCCGGGGTACTTCATCATGCGGTAGATGAAATTCAGCGCCGTCGTGGTGCTTTTCTTGCTTGCGCGGCTGCCTTTGCACACGCGGTAGCGCCCCGTGAAGCGCCAGAACGCGCCGTAGCCGCGCCCGACGACATCCGGCAGGTAGATTCGCGGCTGATTAGTCGTCAAGCGCATCCTCTCCCGCCAGAATCACCGGCAGGCTGCCCGACACATCCACCCTGTCCGTGAACAACCCGTAGCGCTTGCCCAGCAGCTCCGCCGCCTTGTTCGCGTCGCACAGCCGCGCCGGAATCTCGACGACCTTCGGTTCTTCCTTCTTCGTCGTGCGCCGGGTAGGCTTGCTGCCGCCATCGCCGGGGATGACTTCCGTCTTCTCCTCCATGCACGTCACGACGACAGACTCCTTCATCTCCCGGCGCATCACCGCCGTCAGGTATTTCAGCACTTCGTCCTGCTTGGCAATCAGCGCATCTTCCTTTTCGTCCATGCGCTTTTTGATGTTTTCAGTCACCTTAGGTTTTGTGAGGTTCTCTGCCGCAATCGCCGCCGCTGTTTTCGGGGAATACCCGGCGCGGATGGCGGCTTGCGTCGCGTTCAGGTCGATGAGGTACTCGTCGCAGAAGCGGCGCTGTTTCTCGGTTAATCCAGCCATTGCGCACCATCCTTTCTGGGGGATTCGCAATGCTGTGCCTCCACCGCGTGGGATTTTTGCCGCCACGGGCGGGGCACAGCGGATTTTGGGTACAAAAATACCCGGCGGCGACTGGCGCGTCCGTCGGGTGAGGTGATTGGAGGTTTCCATGTGCAGTATAGCATGAGTGGGGTATGAAATACTATGATATTCTATGCACAAAGCAGGGAACGTTGCGGACGGTTGGTGTATGCCCAAGGATACGCCGGAAAAAAATCAATTTCCGGGGGCAAAAACGTTGACAAAAGCGAAAATCTCGGTTAGAATGTTCATGCAGTCAACCAATTGGTTGAGGTGATGAGGTGGTGGAACTGTTTGATAATCACTTATTCCTCCAAGAAGGTGGAGAAATGCTTTTCAGATGCCAGTCTGCTGAAACGAAAAGTTGACCCTTCTTGGGTTCAGACAATTGCGAGGCAGCTGAAAGCATTCGCTGCTGCTGACAACTTCGGCGACTTCCTGAAACTTGGGCTGTGGCATCCCGAACTACTGCACGGAGATGATCACCCGTTCTGGTCGCTCAGGATTACGCCGAACGTTCGCCTGATATTCACACCGAGCGAAAGCGGCGAGAGTGTTACGATTAGAGAAATTAAAGTGGAAGGAGTGTGCGACTACCATGGCGGAAAGAAGAACTGGTATATCCCCTGAAATGATTGTTCATCCGGGCGAAATTCTTTCTGACATTCTGGCAGAAAGGCGTATCTCGCAGGCAGAATTGGCAAAGCGTACAGGCGTGACTGATTCGTTTGTCAGCAGTCTGCTGTCTGGCAAGAAGAGCATTTCGGCTTCCTATGCAAAAGCCTTGGACTATGCGCTTGACGTGCCCATGTCCTTCTGGCTGAACAGTCAGGCTATCTACGATGCGGATATGCAGACGCTTGAAGAAGCGCAGAGCATCACGGATGAAGAACGCACCTCGTATGACAACCTCCACGAAATCGTCGCGTGGTTGCAGACGCGTGAGCTTCTCCCTAAAAAGCAACCGAAAGATGCGAAAATCTTAAAGGTGCGCTCTCTGCTGCACGTCAGCAATCTTTCCCAGCTTTCGTCGCTCGTCCCTTGTGGACAATTCCGCATGTCGAAAAAGAACCGCCTCGACCCCTTGATTCTCGGTGCATGGCTTCAATTGTGCCAGTACACCTATCAAGTGCCGCCGCTTGACAGTACGTTTTCGCCGGAAGCGCTGCCGAGCATCATCGCGGAAGCAAAAAGCCTCATGCGTTCCGAAGAGAATCCGCAGGAACGTTTGCCTGCGATTCTGCTGAAATACGGCATTGTTCTTTCTATCGTGAAGAACTTCCGCGGCGCACCCGTTCAAGGGTATATCGTGGCGCTGGATGAAGGGCAGTACCACATGTTCCTGACGCTTCGCGGTGCGTGGGCGGATATTTTCTGGTTTTCGTTCTTTCACGAACTGGCACACATCATCGGCGGCGACGTGGAGAAGTCCAGCCGATTCATGGACTTCTCGGACAGCAGTAATGAGCGTGAGCGCAAGGCGAACCAGCGCGCCGCCGATATGCTCCTCGATGCCGCTGCCTACAAGAATTTCGTAAAGGCAAAGGCGTTTGATATTGATGTCATCTCGGCGTTTGCCGCTTCGCAGGGCGTTCCGCCGTACATCGTGATTGGTCGCCTCCAAAGGGACACTGTAATCCCGTACAGCTGGTTTACGGAATGCAAGCTGCGGTATAGTTGGCGTGTTGATTGAATTGCATATTCTACGTAAAGCAAAAGGGGCTGCATGAACGTATGCAGTCCCTTTTGCTTTTATCGCCTGTTCACCATCACGCACGCCGCGCAGACCACCGCCGCCAGCAGACACGGCACGCCGATTATCGCCATTTTTCTCACCTCCGCGCCGCATCAAGCGTCTTTTTCCGCGTCCAGCACCTTTTGAAACGCCTCCAGCGCCTGCCCATGCAGGGAGCAGACGTGCCGCCACGAGTAGTTCATCTCGCAGGAAATCTTCTCGAACGTCTCAAACAGCAGATACCGCCGGAAAAGCACCGCGTAATACCGCCGGTCGGTCAATTTGCCCAGCTTCGCCGCGATGTCGCGCTTCTTGTCCACCAGGCGGTCAATATCCCGGTTGATTTCGGCTTTCAGGTCAACGATTCTCGCCACCGCGTCCGCCAGACGATCCGGCGCGCCGCCGCCCCCAGACACGCCGTCTTCCCGCAGGATGGGCGTGATGCGCGTCGCCATGTCCTGCAATCGCGCCGCGTCCGCCAGCTTGCAGGTGATGCGCTCGTCGAGACAACGCACCTGCGACAGATACTCTTTTGCCCGCATCGTCCGCCCCTCCTGAATCGCCCGTCAGCATCGCCAGCCGCTATTTCGCTTTTTCGGCGGCACTTTCGGCGGATTTTCGGCATCCTCCACCGTCTCCGGCGGATTCTTCGGGGCGTTCTCCGGCATATCTGACGTATTCGGCAGATTCTCTTCTGCCACGCGCTGGGCTTCGAGCAGATAGTCGTCGCCACGCTGGGAATACACCGCGTTCCTCGCTTGCCCCATGCCGTACACAGGGATGCGGCGCACCCGGCAGTCATCCACCGTCGTCGCCTTGCGCAGGGCGCGGATTGCCGCGTCCACCGCCTCGTATTCGCGGAAATTCACCGCCAGCATATGCTTGCGAAGCCACGTCAGCTGCCCCAGCGCGGCACTCTTTTCTGCCAGCGTCAGCGCCGTGCAGGGGTAGAGCGGGTCGGTGCAGGGGGATTGGTTGCTCATGTTGCTTGTCCTCCACGGTTCAGTGCTGCTTCCAGCCGATTGGCAATTTCCATCGCCGCGTCACGGAAGCGCACGTTGTAGCTCTGCGGAACGTAGTACGGGCAGTCCTGGCAGCGCTGATGCTCGCGGCAGACCGCGTTCGCACTGCCCATGCACCGGAAGTAGCGAATCAGCTGCTCTGTTGTCATGTCGCTTGCTTGCATCAGCCGTCAGCCCCTTCCTCGCTGCCATCCGGCATCTGCTGATGGCGGCGGCGCATCTGTGCCAGACCCTGCTGCGCTTTTTCGCGGTCGCCGGGCTGTCTGCCCTCCACCACGTCGCGCAGATAGGCGTATTCGCCCACCTCATCCGCCGTCCGAACGCCCGCATAGTGCCAGTCTTGCAGGAGCGTCAGCACATACGCCATCGGGGACTTCGCGCCCGTCGTGGCGGCGCACCGGACGGCTTCGCGCAGCACTGTCAGCGGCATTTGCAGCACATCCGCCGCAGTCGCCAGCCGCTGCACCTGCGCCGGGGTGGGCAGCGCACCGAAATCAGACCGCCAGATGGCGGCAATCTGCTTATCGCGCGCGCGCCCGCCCGTACACGCGCGTTCCGCTGCGGTGTATTCCTCATTCTCTTCTTCCGGGTAACCCGTTTTCCCTGTTTGGTATTCTCTTTCCGTATAGTTTGGTACTATGTTACCGTTGTTGCCCCCTATGTTATTATCGTAGTTACTCCCCATGTTATTATTGTAGTTGCTTCGATTTTCGCAGTAACTTTGTATTTTCTCCGCCTTGCCGGGGGAATCGGGCGGAAATTCGGGGGAGAAGAAATTGATTTTGTAGGCGGGGGCGCGTTTGTTCCTGCTGCCGGGGATGAAGTCAATTAAGCCGCGCTGCTTGAGGCTGTTCCGCGCCATGATGACGGCACCGAGCTGCATGGGGCAGAGTGCGAGAAGCCGGTCATTCGCAATGCGGATGAACCCCTCCGGCCAGATGCTCCCTTGTGCGCGTCCGTTGATGATGTGCATCAGCGCATACCACACAAGGCGTTCTCCGGACGAAAGTCCTTCATCAGACGCATATTCGATGAACCGCATATGTTCCCGCACATAGTTGACAATCGGCATGGTGCTGCCCCCTTATTCTTCGCCGCCGGGCTTATCGGGAATGACGGCAAGGCTGCCATCGAGGCTGTAGCGCAGTACGTTGCACGTTTCCCCGTGGCGGTTTGTGACCTTCGCCCAGTCTCGCCGGATGGGGACACCCGCCTTCTTCAGCTCGCTGATGCGGCTTGCAAGGCGCAGGATGCCGAGGTCAAGCATCGCGTCCAGCGTGGTGATTGACCCGTAGCGGCGCATGTAGTCCAGAATCCGGTCAACCTGCTTGGGGCGCTCGTTCCGGCTGCTCATTTTCCGTCCCCTCCCGCTTCCGCGCGGTCGCCTCGTCCTTGAAGACGCAGGCGTGAAATCCACAAGTCTTGCACCGAATCCACAGCGCATCCTCGCGCACATACGGGTTCTCCATGATGGCGGGCATACTGCACAGCGGGCAGAGCGCCAGCTTGGAGCGGTCAATGGTCGTCAGCATCGCTTACACCTCCACTTCCTGAATGCGGATGCCGTAGCGGAACAGCATCAGCTTGCGGCGGATGAGGTACTCCTTCGTGCGGAAGCCCTTCACGTCCTCCACGACGGTGCGCCCGTCCGCGTCGGTATAGACGAAATCGGCGACATAGAAGCACCCGCGCTCAAGGACATTCCCGTCCTCGTCCCGCTGAACAGGGACAAGCTCATACCGCACTTGGCGCTGCAAATCGCCGATTTCGCCCGCCTGCGCCATCAGGCAGAGTTCACGCCAGCGGCGATATTCCGCTTTGCTGTCGAACGTCTGCCCATTGATGATGACTTTCTCGTTGCCGTACTTGCGCTGCGTGTCTTGGAGCGACAGCGCCTCAGCGAGCGTCACGGGCGGCATTTCCGTCGCCCGGATGGCTTCTTTTGCCTTAGAAGGGTGCTTCAACGCCTGTCACCTCCTCCAGCGATTCCGGGAAATCACGGTCGTCGTCCGGCTCTTCCTGCTTCTTGCGGGGTGCGTCGCAGAACTCCTGCTGCCTGACGATAACCTCCACCATCGTCTGCGGCACGCCGTCCTTCTCGTACCTGCTCACGCCCAGCGAACCGCGCACGGCGACGCGCTGCCCCTTGTGCAGGTACTTGGCGGCGAAATCGGCACCCTTGCCGAACACCTTGCAGCGCACGAAGTCGGTGATTTGCTGTTCGCCCGACAGGCGGCGCGGGATGGCAAGGGTGTACCGGGCGACGGACGTGCCGCTGCCGCTGGCCACGCCGATGATGGGGTCAGCGGTCAGGCGGCCGATGCCGAAGAATACGTTCATGGGGAAACCTCCTTGCGAAATGTGCTGCGAATATGCTACAATAGTGCCGAAAGGTGGTGAATTTTATGTACGATGACAAAGAATTGTTGTAAGCCGTCGCGGAAGCGAGAGCGATTGCCGCAGGGGAAATCAAGACGCGCGTCTATCACACTGTGCAGGAGCTGATAGACGAGCTGACAGCCGAAGCCGATGCGGAAGAAGAAGCAGAACGCGGCGGCAAGAAGGATGCTGCACAGACTACTTTTTCGGAATCAGCGCCAGCGCAAGCACCGTCGCGCAGATAATCAGGGTAATCAGAACGCCGTCGGACATATCCTCCACCTCCGTTACAGCACGCGCAGGTCGCTGTCCACCAGCTCATAGAGCCGCCCCAGCACCTCAAAGCGGATGTATTGCATCGTGCCTTCATGGGGCTGTGCGCCGTCCGGGGTGCGCACAGCGAACGACATCACCAGCACCGGGCGGCGGTCATAGCTGGCGATGCCATCCCGACAGCGGATTTTCCCGTGCCGGTTGCGTTCCAGCGGTTTCTCCGTCGTCACGATGGTGATGCGCTCCTCTTGGAAACCGCACCACGACGCAACGAGCGCCGCCGCCTCGATTTCGTCCAGCCGCCGCGCCATGCCGCACGCGCAAGTGTCCGCATAGGTGCTGTATTCGCGGTTGGTGATGCCGGGGAAGTACGTTTCCCACTCCTGCTCGTGCTCCAAACGCTTCTCCAGCGCCTTGGCACGCTCACGGTAGAAGCTGCTCTTGTCAGCCATCAGGCATCCTCCTTCCGCCGGAACAGGCGGGCGAAAATGCCCTGCTTGTGTTTGTCGCTCTCATCAAGCGCATCACGAATCGCGCCACGAATCGCATCGCGGAAGTCAGTCGCCAGCAGTGCGCGGGCAAGCCGCTTCGCGTCGCCGTTAATCATCAGCTTACCGCGAATAATCTTCCCGTCGTCCTGCGGATGCGTCAGCGCCAGCACGAGCACATCGTCCGCGTAGGCGCTTTCCTGCGCGGAGTCGGTGGAATCCGGGTCGTGCGTCTGGAGCACGACACAGTAGGGGTGGTCAGCAAAGCCCATCAGAAATTCCTCCTTCTCATCTCGGAGGCTGCCCCCGCACGGCACATCATGGCAGTCATGCCGGGGGTGACGGGAGACGGCTGCTGCGCCATGGCAGCGCGAATCTCCCGGCACTTCTGGCGCGATGCCGTGCGGCAGTCCAGGGAAACCAGCAGTTCGCCGAGGGCGTGGATTGCCGCCGGGATGCCAATCAGCGTGCCAAGCGCCGCGAATAGTGCCTGCTCAAAGCTCATGGGGGGGAACCTCCTTGTCGTTTACTCGTTATCGTCGTTATCGTCGTCGTCCGGGGAATCGTCGTCGGGGTGGAGAACGTGCGATGCCTCAATCAAGTCCACGTCGCCGTCGGGCGTGGTCATCTCGAAGCACTTATCCACCACGAAGTGCTGCTCGTCCACGCGCAGGACGTAGCCGGCGTGCAGGGCGAAATCGTGGGCGCGCTCCTCGGTGTCGAAGAACATTGCCTTGTCGAGGTCAGCAGTCAGGTCAATGCCGCCCTGGGACAGGCGGGTGAAGTACAGGCACAGGACGTCCGCGACGCGGATCTGAACGACGTAGCCGATGGGGGTCAGGCTCATTGCGTCACACCTCCACCCCGTCGGGGTCGTACTCGTCCGGGTCGTACAGCCCGGTATCTTCCAGCTGGTCGAGCATGTCATCGAGCGTGTTCATGTCCTCCCGCAGCTTGCGGTAGACCGCCATCGCGACGTAGGTGTTCGGCTGCTCCGACAGGCTGTTCAGCGCGGTGCGCATGGTGTTGTAGAGCTGGATGTAGACCTGCCGCGCGCCGAGGTGGCTCATCAGCTTGCCCATGTGCTCGCGCGGGGAGTACACCTCTTCCAGATAGGCAAGCTGACGCGCGCGCCACGTCGTGATGGTCATCTTTTCACCAATGGTCATGGGGAAACCTCCTTTTTTGTAGTTCCCACTAAGGGAGTGTAAACTGCCAATCACTGCTGCCCCTGAACGTACTGCGCAAACTTCTTGGCGAAGATGCCAGATACGTCGGTCAGAAGCTCTTCTTCGCCTGCGCTGAACAGCTTGTCTTGCGGCTCGTCCGGCGCGGCTTCGACGATGATGTAGAGCGGTTGCGCGGGCAGGAAAGAGCCGTCCGGCGCACGAAGCGCCGTCTGTCCGATTTGCACAAGCCGTTCGGTGGGTTTCAGGTCGCGGGACATGGGGACACCTCCTTATTTCGGGAAAAAACTTTTTTCCAGCCGCTGCATCCGCCGGGCGAGGGCATCCGCTTTCAGCACCACGTCGTGCGGAACCTTGGAAAGCGGCATGCCTTCATACGGCGAGACGAGCGCCATAAGCTCCTTTGACAGCTTGCTGTGCTGCGCCATCGCTTCGTCTTCTTTGCGCCACTTCGCCTCCTGCCGCTTGTCTGCGACGCTAATCAGCGCCCAGTTCAGCCTGTACTCGTCGGTGCAGGCGTTGTTGATGCAGTAGATGAGCTCGTCCTTCGTCAGGTCTTTCAGGCTGCGGATGCCGACTTCCGGGGAAAGCCTGAGATTGCCGGGATGCTGTTGCGTCACGGGGCACCTCCGGATATTACACAAGCCGCCGCCACGCTAATGCTACCGCGGGCAGCTGTGCTGCCCCGTGCGCCTGTCGTGCTCACGAAACGCGCAGTGCTCGCGTTTCTGGAGTGCGGCGAACGCAGCCACCAGTAATGGGGAAAGCCTGCCGCGTCCTTCTTTCGCCTGCTTTTGCTGCCCGTAAAGAACGGATATGCTGCGCCTTCGTCGCGCACACAGCTATCAACAGGAAATCCGACTTCTGTGCAGGAAAGCAAGAACAGCTTGTCCGCCGTGGTTTCGGGCTTGCTGCCCTCCGAATCGACCGTGTACGTTGTCTTTTCGACTTCCAGCATTGCCGCGCGGTCTGCTTCGGAAAAGCCGCTTAGGAAGCTCGTGTTCAGCACATTGCGGATTGTCGAAGAAGGATAATGCGCATGTCCGCACGGGAAGGCTTCGCTTTCCTCGTCATAGATGAACCCGCAGTCAATGACGTCGTGCATCAGCAGAGTCAGTGTCGGCACTTTTGCGCCGCTGGCAGGCATATCGACATTGATGCCGATAACGTCCCAAGCGACTGCGCCGAAAAACTCATGATGATTGATGATGAGATCGCCGACGTGGAACAGGTTAATCTCACCTGCGGCAAGCATCTGCTTCACATCCGCAAAGGGCATTTTGAAGGCGGTGTTCCGCACGATCTTTTCCTCCACGTCGATGCTTTCAGCATCATCGGCAAGTTCTTCGAGTCCGTCCCGAATGTCGTTGATTCGCTCCAATAGCTCCTCTTTGGTCATGGCTTGATGGCGCCTCCTGCAATCGCATTTATGCGACATTTGCACTAAAAAAAATTTCCGCTGCCTCTGCCGCCGAAAGTGCCAGCGCTTCCGATACACGGCGCACTTCACCAATAGAAAAGTCATCCGGCTTCGCCAAACGGCGATATACAAGCGCACGAGACAGCCCGGTTTCGCGCGCCAGCTCATCAACGCCGATGCCGCGAGCTACCATTGCAGCCTTCAGCTTACGAACATCCATTGTGTTTCCTCCTAACTTGTCGCATCTTTGCGACTTTTCATCTAAGAGTATAGCGCACTCCGCCAACGTTGTCAATAGTAAAATCGCACATTCGCGAAATTTTCTGCTATCGTGCAATTTCCATTGCATATTTGCGACGTTTGTGCTATACTTGCCAAACAGGAGGTGAGCATGTGAGCAAAACGAGCGAACGAATCAAAGCGCTCCGCTTACAATCCGGATTATCCGCAGATGAGCTTGGACAGCGCATCGGGAAAAACCGTGCAACAGTATACCGATATGAAAGCGACGACATAGAGAATATGCCCGTGAGCATTCTCCAGCCGCTTTCCGATGCCCTCCACACTACACCGGAGTACCTGATGGGCTGGACAGACGAAGTCTCTCCGCCGTCTTCTGGTTCTTCCACGATTGAACGCTATGTGTCCGCCTATGCCGCCGCCGACCCCGTCTATCAGCAGGTGGCGCTGGAACTGCTGGAAAGTCACCCGAAAAAATCATCAGAAGAAATAAAATAAGCCCCCCTGCGCATCAGCAGAGGGGAAAAGTACAGCGAATAGGAGGTATTCCATTATGGCACGTCGCCGTCATTATTTTCATCATCATCGCCGCCGCGGATTCTCATGATTTCAATCCACGCTCCGTTGTTGGAAGCGACAAAACCCGCCAGCAGTCAGTACCGTAGGCGGGAAAGGGAGACCCCTTATGGTTGGTAAATCACATACATATCTTGCGGAATCTCTTCTTCGTTCCTCGTGAGATAGTAAATTCTATTTGCAACAATGTCCGCTGCTCTAACAAGTGGGCGAACGCGGGAATTGCAAAAGTCAAGGGTAACGAAGTGTAAGTTTGGGAAAATCGGCGGGTAAAAGTAATCCCATAAGGGTGAATATGTGCCATTCTTAAACTCGCGTTCCAGCCCTTCTCGAAGTTCATAGCGACCGTTAGTCGCTGTTGAATGCTCGTCAACATAAAAGCGCAACTCGCTAACTTCGGAAGGAATAATACGCCGTTCCTTGATTAAACGCTCAAAGCAGCGTTTCACAGCAATCTTGTAAACGTAATCAAGATAACGCTGTTTGTCCTTCTTCGAGGCGAAGATTCGCGGAAGAACGCGCGTCTGGTCTACAATCACGCCAAAACGAATCTGCTGATTCAGCGAGCGAAATAGTTTGCCTTTATTTTCATTGCTTAGTACAGACGCTTTCGCTTCATCAGTAGAGGACATCGACGCGGTCTGCTTTACGCATCGTTCAGCTGCAAGGTACTTGTTCGTACAAGCGTTTTTTTCTTTCTCGGAAAGGAACATTATGCCGCCGAAAACGTAGTATTTGTTGTGCGCAACATCAAATACGCCAGATTCATCCGAATAAACGTAAATATCCACGCGAACCTCCTGCATAAAAAAAGCCGCTTACGCGGCCCCCGCTGCCGACGATGGCACACATCGCTTAAACTCACGTTCGGTGGAGCGGGTTTACAGCGAGGCTTGCGCCTCCTGCATCTTCATTATATGCAGAAAAAGCAGAAACGTCAACAGGAAATGCGTGGAATTAACAGATTATTAACAAAAGTCTTGCCTTTGCGCCCGGCATTCTTGCCGCGCGCCATCCGCACACCTGATTCCAGCGGGCTTCCACCGCTGTACCTGCATCCGCCGCAAGACTTTCTCCACAGGCTATCCGTATATGATGCTCCTGAAAGGAGAATGCACATGAACGCTGTCATTTACGCGCGCTATTCAAGCCATAACCAGACAGAACAGTCCATTGAAGGTCAGCTGCGCGACTGCTATGAATATGCAAAGCGCAACGATTTGGCCATCATCGGCGAATACATCGACCGTGCCATTTCTGGCAAGACGGATGAACGCCCCGATTTTCAGCGTATGATAAAAGACGCATCGAAGCGCCAATTTGAACGCATACTCGTTTGGAAGCTCGACCGTTTCGCTCGCAACCGCTATGACAGCGCCACCTACAAGCACAAGCTGAAACAGTACGGTGTCAAGGTCATTTCGGCTATGGAAAACGTGGGCGAGGGCGACGAAAGTGTGCTGCTCGAAGCACTGCTTGAAGCATCGGCGGAATACTATTCGCTTGACTTGAAGAAGAAAATCGCCCGCGGAATGCGCGAAAGTGCCTTGCGCGGCAAATTCGTCGGCGGAACACTGCCGTGGTGGTGTCGCGTCGATGGCGACCAGAAGCTGACCATCATCGACGAGCGCGCCGTCATCGTTCGGGAAGCCTTCATGCGCTACGACAGCGGCGAAGGGGCGAAATCCATCGTCAGCGACTTGGCCAAGCGCGGTCTGCGAAGCAATCGCGGCGTACCTGTCACGCTGAGCTGGCTCTTGTCCATCCTGAAAAACCGAAAAACAATTGGCGAATACACCTATAACGGCATCGAGATTCCGGGCGGACTGCCTGCCGTCGTGGACAAACCGCTATTTGACCGCGTACAGGATCGCATTGCTCGCAATCGACGCACAGGAGGCGGAGAAGCCCGCGCAAAAACGGAGTATTTACTGCAAGGCAAGCTGTTCTGCGGTCTGTGCGGCAGCCCCATAACAGCTGAATGCGGGCAGAATCACAAAGGTGTCGTTTACAATTACTATGCCTGCTCCCTGAAAAAGAAAAAGCACCAATGCAAGAAAGCCAATGAGCGAAAAGACTTTCTTGAATGGTACGTTGTCGAGCAGACGCTTGATTATGTGCTGACCCCTGCGCGAACGGAGTACATTGCAAGCGCCATTGTAGCCGAATACGAGCGGGAATTTGATAAATCAGGCATCCGAGTGCTTGAGCAGAAGATTGCCCTGACCGAGGGCGAAATTCAGAAAACGATGGACTTGTGCATTCAAGCGACAACCGATGCAATGCGCGACCGCTTCATGAAGCGCTGCGAAGAACTCGACGCAAAAAAGGCTGACATGGAAATCGACCTTTCAAAACTGCGCGTCGCCGCGTCCATCGTCTACACAAAGGACGAAGTCTGCGCGTGGCTGCGCCAATTCTGCACAGGGGATTGCTTTGACCCAGCGTTCCGCCGCCGCATCATTGATGTGTTCATCAATACCGTGTATCTGTACGATGAGAAACTGATTATCTATTACAATCTTCGTGACAGCCGCCAAGTATCTTATATTGAAGCCATCGGCGCAAGCAGCGAGATTGAAAACCTGCTTCCTGTTCCGGATAATAAAAAATCAGCAGCCGAATGTTCGACTGCTGATGGAGATGGTGGAGCATAG